CTTCGATGTGGGATCGATTTGCGTTTACAGTCGAGAAACCAGAAACTCGCGCAGGCTGGTAGTTTGTCAAACCAGCTTGCAACGGTCGACCTCTCTTCTGCGAGCGATTCCATTTCGTGTGCCGTCGTGGAGGAACTTATCCCCCCCCGATGGTTTCACTTGATGGATGCATGTCGATCACACTACGGCACCCATAACGCTCAGGTAAAAAAGTGGAACAAGTTCTCCAGTATGGGGAACGGGTTCACCTTCCAGCTTGAGTCTTTGATATTCTTCGCTGTTGCATGTTGCTGCGCTGAATATCTTCACCTCCCAACGACTGAGGTGAGCGCGTACGGTGATGATGTAATCTTACCGAGCGCGTGTTATGAGTTGTTCTCAGAGATGATGCGGTTCTACGGATTTCTCATAAACGGGAAAAAGAGTTTCTTTAATTCCCCGTTCCGTGAGAGCTGTGGTTCACACTTCTTCTCTGGTGTTGACGTCAAGCCAATCTACCTTAAAGGTAGTATTTCATCTGTTCCAGCGATTTATCGCTTGGCGAACGCAATCAGGCGTCTCGCGCACCGTCATAACTCTCGTTATGGCTGTGATGCGAGATTCCAGAAAGCGTTCGGTCTCTTAGTATCTTCGGATTCCAGAGACTCTTGGGGACGGCGGTTTCATCTCTAGCTTTGATGAGGCTGTGCCCAACCGGGCCCGGCACGGGATCGAAGGATTCCGTGTGCGGAACTTGGTGGAAGTAAGTAGAACTTACCAAGATGAAACGTTGGGCTATTTACTTAGCTCACTTTGGCGTCTGCGTCGAAATTCTCGAGAAATTGAGGATCTAGAAGCAGAGCGTCGGCAATCGTTGTCTGAGTTCCATTTCGGACGGCGGGATGCCCGTACGAGGCTTAAAGCGTTCGCCATCCGACCTCGCCTAAGCTCTGTTGCTCGGCGTAACTCCGTCGAGCTTAAGGGTCAAGTGAGGTTACGGTTGGTGAATAGTCTCGTTCAGCAGTGGTACG